AAGTACAACTGCTAGTCCTATTGAGTTATGGATAAAGAAAGTATCAATAACAAAAGTACTTACTGTTAATTCAGTTATATCTACTATTATATCATCTATTCGTATATTAACTCTTTCAGTTAATTCAAATATATCTTCTTTTATATCCAAACGGATAAATTTAAGTAAACAATCTATAGGTAATGTAGAAACACCATCTTTATCATATAATATAATTAGAGAATTAATTTTATTAGTAACTTCAATATCTATATTATCAATTCAAAAATTTATTGATTTATCAATAAATGTGATTTCTATATCTATTTCTAATATCAAAATTCTTTTAATAACAATAATAAGTGCACTTTTTGCATTATTTGATAAACCTATAATATATGGGGTTATCATGGACAAAGAGATTACATATAATGTAATGATGGATAAAGAATTGATTTTTGGTACTATTATAGATGAAGAAATAACATATAATGTAATAATGGATAAAGAATTGATTTTTGGTGCCGGAATAGATAAAAAATATTAATAAATATAGTATAATATTATAAGGAATTACTGCTATGTCACTAAGTTCAAGAGAAGATTTAAAACAATATTGTCTTCGTGCCCTTGGAAGTCCTGTTATTGAAATAAACGTAGATGATCTCCAATTAGAAGATCGTATTGATGAAGCATTAGAATACTGGAGATTATATCATTCAGAAGGTATAGAACAACTTTATGCCAAGTATATGATTACTGCATCAGTATTAAATCTGACAACTAATAATGCGCAATCTTTTGGAGATAGAACTGAGGTAACTGGAGCTACCTCTGGAGCTACTGCATTTGTAATTTTAGATGAAGGTACTAGAACAGAATCAAGAACATCTACGGGAAATGTTCTTCTTGTTGTTAATATAACAGGAGATTTCCTTGCTGGAGAAACTATCTCAACTGATACAGTTTCTGCCACTTTAAGTTCAACATCTCCAGTAGTTAAAGGTGTATATGATAATCATTATATCACTCTTCCCGATTTAATGTATGGTGTAACAAGAATTGTGCCTATGGCTCAAGCGTCTTCTTCTAAGAATATGTTTGACTTGCAATACCAATTACGTTTGCATGACTTATATGATGTAACATCTACATCAATGATCTATTATAAAACAGTTATGCAACATCTTGATATGTTAGATTTTGAACTTAATGCAAAACCTAACATTAGATTTAATAGATTTACTAATAAATTATATCTAGATATTAAGTGGCAAGTAGATACTCAGATTGGTCAATATATTTTAGTAGATGGTTATGGTGCTTTAGATCCTGTTACATATCCTAGAATGTGGAATGAACTTTGGTTGAAACATTATACAACTGCACTATTTAAAAAAATGTGGGGTTCAAATCTAAAGAAATTTAGTGGTTTACAACTGCCAGGAGGAGTTGCTCTTGATGGTCAAGGAATATATGATGAGTCAATGAATGAGATAAAAGACCTTGAAGATGAGTTGATGAATAAATCGGCACCTTGCGATTGGTTTATGGGATAAGATAATGAAAGTAGTTAACCCGTATTTTACACAAGGCACTTCCAATGAACAATTAACCATAGAAGATATTATCATTGAATCAATGAAAATATACGGTCATGAAGTTTATTATGTTCCTAGAACTCTTGTATCAAAAGATACCATATTAGGTGAAGATAGATTATCAAAATTTGAGAACGCATTTCCTATAGAAATGTACTTTGAAAACATTGATAATTTTGAAGGTGGTGGATTCATGATACAGAAATTTGGTTTAATGGTAGAACAATCTGCTACTCTAACTGTATCAAGAAGAAGATGGAACCAATTAATAGGATCAACTGAAACTAGTATTCTTCCTAATAGACCTGCCGAAGGTGATTTAATTTATTTTCCTTTATCAAAAGGGTTATTTGAGATTAAATTTGTTCAACACCAAGATCCATTCTATCAATTAGGCAAGTTATATGTCTATAAGTTGCAAATAGAATTGTTCCAATATGCTTCAGAAAAATTAGAAACTGGCGAAGAAGATATTGATGTATTTGAATCATTAAAAACTTTCTCTACAGATATTGCTGATAGTTCTTATGGTACTATAACTGCAATTAATGTCACTAATCAAGGTTCTGGTTATACCTCAGCGCCGATTGTTAATATAATTTCTATATCTGGAGGTTTTGGTGCAATAGCAATAGCAGTATTAGGAACCGGTGCTACAGCAAATAAAGTTATAAGAATAGATGTTATTAATGGTGGCACTGGATATACTGAAATACCCGATATTGAAATTGTTGGAACTGGCATTCTTGCGGCAGCGATTGCTGTGGTTGAAGTTGATATAGACAAACCAGATTCTTTTGGTGATAATAATTCTTTTATAGAAAAAGGTTCTAATTTTATTCTTAATACAAATAATATATTTGGAGATCCTTTATAATGCTAAATCAATCTCCTTTCTATCATGGTATTATAAAAAAGACAATTACTGCATTTGGAGCTTTATTTTCAGATATAAAAATAGAGCGTAGGCAAACAGATTCAGTAACGGGAACAGTTGTTCAAACTCTGTTGGTTCCTATTGCGTATGCTCCTAAAGAAAAGTGGTTGGTTCGTATTGATTCCGATCCTTCGTTAGAGAATCATACCTATACATCTTTACCTAGATTATCTTTTGAAATAGTAAACTATGCTTATGATGCTGTTAGAAAAACTAACAGAATGCAAAAGGTATCTTGTGGAAGCGGTCAAGATTCTCAAGGCACTATGCAATCTATTGTTCCGTATAATATAGATATTTCACTATATATACTAACAAAGACTCAAGAAGATGGTCTTCAAATTATTGAACAAATACTTCCATCATTCATACCAGAATATACATTGTCAATTAATGCTATACCAGAAATGAATATTATTCAAGATATACCTGTTATTCTTAATAGTATATCAGTACAAGATGATTATGATGGTGATTTTCAAATGAGAAGATTTGTCACACATACTTTAAATTTTACTTTGAAAATTAATCTATTTGGACCTGTTTCTACTAAGAAAGTCATTACAAAAGTATATGCAAATATCAATGATAGTGATTCTGAGTTACCCTATGCCAACTATACCGCAGAAGGAGATATAGCTACAGGAACAGTAAGTAGTGAAAGTTGGATAGAGGATTTATAAACATGAAAAAATATTCAGATTTTATTACAGAGATACTAGATACCAAATCAAGTATCAATTCCTTTTTAGATAAGAGTGCAGAAAAACGTAAACAATTAACTGCTGCTTCTAGTTTGGATAATGACAATAATAGAAAAATTGACAAAAGTTTTAAATCAACTCATAAAGCGATTGATAAACTAAAAACAATTAAAAAAATAATTTGAGATATTTGTAATGGGGTTATTCTATAATAATAATATAAATTTAAAGAGTATTGGAGTATCTGTTCAATATACACCAGAACAGATACAAGAATATATAAAATGCAAAGAAGATCCTATACATTTTATTGAGAACTATTGCAAAATTGTTTCTTTAGATTTGGGACTAATACCATTTAAATTATTTGATTATCAAAAACGATTCATTGATGCTATACATACAAATAATCGTATTGTTAGTATGCAACCCAGACAAAGTGGTAAAACTCAGGTAGTTGCAGCATATATTCTTCATTATAGTATTTTCAATGCTAATAAAACTGTTGCTATTTTAGCAAATAAGGCAGTTGCTGCTAGAGAGATTATGGCTCGTTATCAGAATATGTTTGAATATTTACCTTCTTGGCTACAACAAGGTATAAAATCATATAATAAGGGAGATATAAGATTAGAAAATGATTCTATTGTATTTACCTCCGCAACATCAGCATCGGGTATTCGTGGTAGGTCTGTAAACTTTTTATATGTTGATGAAGTATCAATCATTCCGAATACTGTTGCTGATGCATTTTTTACAGCTACATATCCTACGATTTCATCTGGTAAAACTACAAAAATTGTTCTAACTTCAACACCTTTAGGTTATAACCATTTTTGGCAATTTTGGAATGAAGCAGAAAAAAATATTAATGGATTTGTTCCAATTAGAGTTAATTATTGGGATCATCCAGATAGAGATGATAAGTGGGCATCAAAACAAAAACAACTTCTTGGAGAACTTAAATTTTGCCAAGAGATTTTGTGTGACTTTTTGGGTTCATCTCTTACTTTAATTCCAGGTGATTCATTATCTAAAATGTCGCCCATTTTACCTATTGTATCAAAAGATGGATTAGATGTATTTGAAAGTCCTGTTAAGGGTAGGACTTATGTAATGACTGTTGACGTTGCTAAAGGTACTGGTGGCGACTTTTCAACTATTAATGTAATTGATATATCTGAATTGCCATATAAACAAGTAGCAAAATATAAGAATAATAAGATAGCACCACTACTATTTCCTAATGTTATCTATAAGATAGCAAAAGAATATAATGATGCCTATGTTTTAATTGAGATAAATATATCTGAACAAGTAGCACATATTCTGCATTATGAATTAGAATATGAAAACATGTTATTAATAAATAAAACACAGAAAGGTTTAAACAAAGGACAAATAGTTGGTGGTGGGTTTGGTAATAAACCACAACTAGGTGTACAAACTGATAAGAAAGTAAAACGAATTGGTTGTGCTAATTTAAAGTCTTTAATAGTAGAAAACAAACTATTAATAAATGATGTTGATACTATTGCTGAATTGTCAACCTTTATTGAAGTTAGAGATTCTTTTGAAGCAGATGATGGATACCATGATGATTTAGTAATGGGTCTTGTTATCTTCAGTTGGTTAACAGGGCAACAATTTTTTAAAGAACTAAACAATGTTAATCTTAGAAAAATAATGTATGCTAATCAAATGATGGCAATTGAGGAAGAAATGACTCCTTTTGGTTTTTATGATGATGGCAATCAAGTAGAAGAAAGTCAAGCATATTTCAACTTTTAATTGAAATATCAAATTTAATAAATAGTATAATGAATCGAAAAGTATCGATTCATCATAGTGTAATAATATAATTAAGGAGTAACAACATGGCATATGCTTTATCACCTGGTGTAACAGTTATAGAGAAAGATTTTACCTCTATTGTTCCGGCAGTAGGTTCATCTACTGGCGCATTCGCTGGTAAATTTCAATGGGGTCCGATTCTATATCCAGTTCAATTAGCATCTGAAAATGATTTGGTTGCTAAATTCGGAAAACCTAGTGTAAACAACTTTGAATCATTCTTTACTGCTGCAAACTTTCTAGCTTATACTGGAAGTATGTATGTTACAAGATCTGACTCTGCTACAGGTAAAAATGCTGTAGGTAATACATCTATTTTAGTTCCTGGAACTGCTGTAAAAGTAAAAAATGTAGATGACTATGAATCAACCTTTTTAGGTGGTACCAATACCTTTGAATGGGCTGCAAAATATGTAGGAACTTTAGGCAATTCATTAAAAGTTTCTTTCGCAGATTCTGCAACATTTAAAGATAAAGTTTTAACTGGTTCTGCGTTTGCAGTAACTTTAGGTGGAACTGCTTTAACTGCTACCGGTTCTGCGTTCTTAACCGAATTGCATGTTGGTGCAATTATTAAAAATTCTACTGGAGTTGTTGTTGGTACTATAACTGCAATTGCTACTGATATTGCTGCTACTATTACTGCTGCCGCGGTTGTTCTTTCTGCCGCTACTGGCGTTAAAGCAGACTGGGCTTATTATGCGCAATTTGATTCTGCTCCTGGTACTTCAGCATTTGCTACTGCAGCTAACGCTACTAATGACGAACTTCATGTTATCGTAATTGATGAAGATGGAGCGTTCTCAGGTACTGCTGGTACAGTGTTGGAAAAATTTGCTTTCGTATCAAAAGCATTAGATGCTAAAAAATACGATGGTACAAATAACTTTTACCGTGATGTAATTAACTCTAAATCAGAGTATATTTGGTGGATGCGTCATACATCTAATGTAACTGGTACTACTGCTTGGGGTACTGTTGCTGCAGGTGCATCATATAAATCATTAGTTGGTAGTATGTCTACATCATTAAGTAATGGTGTTGATGATTATTCAGATACTGGTTCTTATGCTCAAGCTGCTTGGTTGTTATATCTTGATGATAGTCAATATGACATTAGTTTACTTCCTGTTGGTAAAGCATCAGCAGTTACTGCAAACTATGTAATTCAAAACATTGCCGAAGTTCGTAAAGATTGTGTTGCTTTTGTATCTCCTCAGGATAATTCTAGTGCTGCTGTTATTACAGGTTCTGGTTCTTCTGCAACTGATGCATTAGTTACATATCGTAATGCAGTTACGTCATCTTCATACGGTGTAATGGATACTGGTTACAAATATCAATATGATCGCTATAATGATACTTACCGTTGGGTTCCATTAAGTGGAGATATTGCTGGTCTAGCGGCAAGAACAGATTATACTAATGATGCTTGGTGGTCACCTGCAGGTTTTAATCGCGGTCAAATTAAAAATGTTATTAAGTTAGCAGTAAACCCAACTAAAACAGATCGTGATTCATTGTACAAAGTTGGTATCAATCCTGTAGTTGCTTTTCCTGGTCAAGGTGTTGTTTTATATGGAGATAAAACTCTTCAATCAAAACCATCTGCATTTGATCGTATTAATGTTCGTAGGTTGTTTATTACTCTTGAAAAAGCAATTTCTACTGCATCTAAATATCAATTATTTGAATTCAACGATGCTTTTACAAGAGCACAATTTAAGAATTTGGTAGAACCATTCTTAAGAGATGTTAAAGGACGTAGAGGTATTACAGACTTTAAAGTTAAATGTGACGAAACAAATAACACAGATGTAGTAATTGATAGAAATGAATTTGTTGGTGATATCTATATTAAGCCAGCTCGTTCTATTTCTTATATTACTTTAAGTTTTATCGCTACTGGCACAGGTGTTGATTTTACTACTGTTGGTGGTTAATTGAATTCGGGAGGTTGAAATATTACCTCCCCATTTTAAACGAATTTTATACTAATAAATAACTAAAGTCAATACTAAAGGAACAAAAAAAATGGCTAATATTTCAGATTTTAAATCACAATTACTTGGTGGAGGTACTCGTGCCAATCAATTTAGAGCATATCTTCACTTTCCTTCATATGTATCTATTGGTGCACTAGAAGGCGCAAGAGCCCAGTTTTTATGTAAAGCAGCTTCTTTACCTGCTTCTAATATTGCAAACGTTGAAGTACAATATAGAGGACGTCCTGTAAATTTTGCAGGTGAAAGAACTTTCCAACCTTGGACTGTAACTATTCTTAACGATACTTCTTTTGGTTTACGAAATGCTTTTGAAACTTGGCAATCAGGTATTCAAAGATATGCAGCAACTGAAGGTAAAACAAATCCTGTTGATTATCAAGTTGAGTTAGAAATTCAACAATTGGATAGAAATGGAGCAACTCTTAAAACTTATAAATTTTCTGATGCATATCCAATTAATATTGGTGAAATTCAATTAAGTTTTGATAGTGTTAATACTATTGAAGAATTTACAGTTGAATTTCAATATAACTACTTTACGTCAAACACTGGTACTGATACTGATGGAAGTTCTTTTGGGGTTAATACTTCAGTTGACACACCAATTGGAACAATTCCATTTAGTCTTTAATTTGAGATAATATAATATGCAAATTTTCGGTATCGAGTTAGGTAAGAAGAAACAAGTCAAGGAAAATCCACTTAGTGTAGTTCCACCAAGTTCGGAAGATGGCAGTACTGTAATAACAACAGCATCAGGTGCTGCAAATTATTATGGTCTTGTTCTTGATATGGATTCTATTGTCAAGAATGAAAATGATCTTATTCGTCGATACCGAGAAGTTGCACAGTATTCTGATTGTGATTCTGCAATAACAGATATTGTTAATGAATCAATTATTGCTGAAGATGATAAATCTATTGAACTTAATCTGGATAATTTAAAAGTTTCAGATGCTATTAAGAAAAAAATCACCGATGAATTTGAAGAAGTATTAAAACTATTTGATTTCGAAGAATTCGGTCCAGACATTTTTCGTCAATGGTACATAGATGGTAGAGTATACTATCAAGTATTGATTGACCCTGCTAATATCAAAAAAGGTATTACAGAATTACGTAAAATTGATCCAAGAAAAATAAGAAAGATCAAGAACGTAAAGAAACAACGTAATGAAAAAGGTATAGATGTTGTAAAATCTATAGATGAATTTTACATATATAATGATAAAGGAATTAGTGAGCAAACATCTCAAGGTGTTAAACTATCTCTTGATTCAGTTATCTATTGCCCAAGCGGTTTAATTGATCCTAATTCAGGAATGACCTTAGGTCATTTGCATAAAGCAGTTAAACCAACCAATCAATTAAAAATGATTGAAGATGCAGTAGTAATTTACCGAATCTCTAGAGCCCCTGAAAGACGTATATTCTATATTGATGTAGGCAACTTACCTAAGTTAAAAGCAGAACAGTACGTAAATGATATTATGAACAAGTTTCGTAATAAAATTGTTTACGATGCTACTACTGGTGAAACAAGAGATGATCGTAAACACTTGTCTATGATGGAAGATTTCTGGATGCCACGTCGCGAAGGTGGTAAAGGCACAGAAATTACTACATTACCTGGAGGTCAAACTCTTGGTCAAATAGAAGATGTACAATACTTCCAAAGCAAACTTTATCAAGCATTAAATGTTCCTTTAGGTAGACTTCAACCAACCCAAGGATTTAGTCTTGGTCGTTCTTCTGAAATTACCCGAGAAGAAGTTAAGTTTAATAAATTTGTAACTAGATTACGTAAGAAATTTTCTAATTTACTTGTAGATGCATTAAGAATTCAGTTAGTTTCAAAGGGTATCATTCGAGATGATGAATGGTATGATATGAAACAAAGTATTCAATTTGATTTCCAAAAAGATAATTACTTTTCAGAGTTAAAAGAAAATGAAGTCTTAATGACTCGTCTTGCGGCATTGCAACAAATTGATCTATATGTAGGTAAATATTATAGCCTTGAATGGGTTGCTAAAAATGTATTAATGCAGTCAGATAAAGATATTGAAGAAATTGCAAAACAAAATAAATCAAATCCACCACCTGTACCAGAAGACGCACAAAGTGCCCAATAATTAAGGATACCAATAATGTTGAAAGAATCAATTAGAGATTTAGTGTTAGCAATTGCTGAAGGCGATACGTTAGCAATTGAAGATAGTTTTAACTCTGTAATGGCTAGTAAAATATCTGATCGTTTAGATAGTATGAGAGTTGATGTTGCTCAAAGTATGTTTGGTTCAGTTGATGAATCATATGATTCAAGCGATGCATATGAAACATGGGATCCTAAACATCCAAAATTTAAAGAAAAATTAATAAAACACCAAAAAAATGGTGGAACTACCAAAAGTTTTATCGAGAAAGAAAAAGCAAAAGCGTGGAAAAAA